ATTAGCTGGGGCCCATCAGAGCGTGTGGATATAGTCGTCACTAATCCACCATTTGGCGGCATGGAAGAGGATGGAATTGAAACCAACTTCCCGGCTGCATTTAGAACAAGAGAAACCGCCGATCTTTTCCTGGTACTAATAATGCAAATGCTCAAACCAGGCGGTCGCGCTGCGGTAGTTTTACCAGATGGATTCTTGTTTGGAGAAGGAATAAAGACCCGCATAAAAGAAAAACTTCTCGATGAATGTAATCTCCATACGATTGTGAGATTACCAAAAGGAGTGTTTGCACCGTATACATCGATTAATACAAATATTTTATTTTTTACAAAAGGCACTCCTACTCAAAGTATTTGGTTTTATGAGCACCCATATCCAGAGGGTGTAAAGAGTTACAACAAAACCAAGCCAATGAAAATTGACGAATTTGATGCAGCAAAGGAATGGTGGGGTATCGAGAATAATGCTTTTGAGAGCCGAAACGATGGAAAGCATTCATGGAAGGTGGATATTCAAGATGTTAAAGCTAGGAATCTAAATCTTGATTTTAAGAATCCCCATATAAATGAGACTGAGGAATATGATCCAGAGTTACTCCTTCGACAATATAGTGACCTTCAAAAGGAAATATCAAGGATAAGAGAGCAACTTCGAGAAGTTTTAAAATCTGCACTGGATCAAGAGTTCAGATTATGATTGATTTGCATGATCTTCTTGTTGGAAAAATTGATATTTGGACTGCTGCTGGAGCAAGAAGCAAATCTGGAGCGGGTCGTCGCGCCACTAATTCAGAATCCTTGTATGGCGTTGAGAGATTAAGATCATTGATTCTTGATTTGGCTATGACAGGAAGGCTTATAGACTGCGGGTCTAACAAGAATTTACTTATTGACTACTTGACGGGAAAAAATAAGGCTGTTGGAGGTCTATTACGAGAGGAAGGCTCAACAACTGTTCCTCCGGGTTGGGGGTGGGTGCGATTTGGCGATATTTTAGATTTCCAAGGCGGAAGTCAACCTCCAAAAGATAAATTCTCAGATGAAAAACTAGATGGATATGTTCAGTTACTTCAAATTAGAGATTTAGGGGATCATCCGCAACCTGTTTATATAAACAAGGATTTGACAACTAAATTTTGTACGTCCAGCGATATCATGATTGGAAGGTATGGTGCGTCGGTAGGAAAAATTTTCTGGGGAAAAGATGGCGCTTATAACGTTGCGTTAGTAAAGCTAATTGATGAATTTGGCATCTTTGATAAGAACTTTCTTTATGTGCTCTTAAAGAGTCCAGTAGGGCAATCCTTATTTAAAGGTATATCTCGATCGGCTCAAGCTGGATTCAATAAGGGGGATATTGAGAATAAGTTGATTCCAGTTTGCACATTAAAAGAGCAGCAAAAAGTAATTGATAAAGTTAATGAATTGATGTTGATTTGCGATGATCTTGAAAAGAAAGAAATCAAGTCAATCGGCCTCCATGATAGGCTTTTAAAGAAATTTCTCTCTACTTTGTTTAAGTCAATAAACTCATCTGATTTTAAAAGTAATTGGGTGAGAGTTTTAGAGGTTTTTGATAGCTTATTCATTTCTGAAGATAGTATCGAGAGCCTCAAAGAGGCAGTTTTTCAGTTGGCCATAATGGGAAAATTAGCCAAGCAAGATAAAAATGAATCATCTGCCTCTGTTCTTCTGGATGAAATAAATGAATATAAGCGACATGCTGTCAATTATGGGCGGAGCGATGGAAAATCCGACCCCATAAGCCAAAGCGAATTACCTTTTTCGCTTCCGGATAATTGGTGTTGGGCTAGATTATCCGATGTGAGTGGTTATATTCAATATGGTTTTAATGATTCAGCAAATCCCATAAATAAAGAGCCACTACTTCTTAGAATTACTGATATTCAAGATGATCAAGTTAACTGGAATTCTGTTCCAGGGTGTAATGCCTCAATTCAAGACGTACAAAATTATATTTTGAGAAATGGGGATATAGTTATTGCAAGAACTGGCGGTACGATTGGGAAGTCTTATTTAGTACGAGATCTTAACAGGGCGGCAATTTTTGCCTCTTATTTAATTAGGATAGGTAGCATTCCAAAGATATCTCCCGAATATAAAAAGATTTTTTTTAGTTCACCACTCTACTGGCAGCAACTTATATCGAGTTCCATGGGTACTGGCCAGCCCAACGTTAATGGTACGGCATTAAAAAAATTATTATTTCCCTTGCCACCCCTAGGGGAGCAGCATCGAATTGTCGCAAAAGTGAATCAACTCATAAATATCTGTGATGATCTAAAAACTAAAGTAAATCAATCTTCGTTACTACAGAAAAAAATAGCAGACGTTCTTGTAGACCAATCATTGGCTTAGCCCCTGATGTCACTCAGGGGCATACCATCCTAAGAATTACTCATCCTCTCCCCAATAAAAGCTTGTACCTGCTCAACCGTCCAAAAAGACGATCTCCCAATCTTGATCGGCCTTGGAAACTCCCCCTTTTGAACCATAAGCCAGAATTTAGACTTTGATACCGGCATTACCTTCAAGATCTGAGGAATGCGGATTAAGGCAACTGGAGGAACGGATAAATCAGATGCTGAATTTTGCATAGCTCTTCCTTAAGTAAGACGTTTAACATTTTTACGGTAAATCTGCAGTGCGGTCTTTGCCGAACTCATCTTGGTATAGCCATAAGAGCGATATAGCTTGTATAAGCGGAAAACAATCATTGGTAATGTAATCTCCGTAGTTGATGCTGCATGGATAAATATGAGTGCTACAGAGGCGCAATGTAGCGAGCGCTACTAGCATGGTCAATAGCAAATGAAAGACCATGTTTAAAGCCATACCAAAAAAATGACTACAAAAAAATATTTAATCGCAAATATGTAAAAGTAGTTGTGCATTAATTACTACGGTCATGTAGTCAATATCTGATATGCCTTGGATCTCTTTAGAGCATGAAAGATCAGCAAAGATAGAAGAACAATAAACTTTGCTAAATGTATTTTTTGCAAACGTACGAAATGCGTAAAGCAAATAAATTAATTAAAGATAAATTCAAAATAAAGTGGTTTGACGATACCCTAAACCATTGATAGATTCACTACCCAATGCATGAACGCATTGCAAATGAACTCAATTAATGGAGACCGCTTTTTATGAATTACTACGAGCACCACATCGGCGATTACGCAGAAGCCACCTCCCATCTGACGTTCGTGGAGGACGCCGCCTACAGCCGATTAATCCGCAAGTACTACTCTACTGAAAAACCCCTACCCAGCGACATCAAGCATGTGCAGCGCCTGATCAATGCCCGCACACGGGATGAGCGCAATGCAGTAGCTCTCGTTCTAAATGAATTCTTTATCTTGAAGGACGATGGCTGGCATCAAGCCCGCTGTGACCACGAGATAGCCCGTTACAAGGACAAACAAAGCAAAGCCAAGCGCAGCGCCGAAACCCGCTGGAATAGTGCAATGCCCGATGCCAGTAAAAATAGCATTGGAAGTGATTTTGATAAAGCATGCGAACGCATACCGAATGCAATGCAAACGGAATGCTCACCAATCGCCAGTAACCAATCACCAGAAACCAGTAACCAAACTCCATATACCAGTCACCAGTCAAATAAAAGCACTGAGCAAGCTGCCGAGATCGTCGCTGACGACGGGTTTGGGATTGCAGGAGGGGCTGTAACAAAGGTAAAGCTAAGCCCAATAGCGCAAGAAGAGCGGCATCACTGTTTAATTGGGATGATAAAAAAAGAATGCCAAGTAACGCCAATGGACGATGCACGTATCAAAGAAATGGTTTTAATGGAAATAAGCGATGCAGAGCTAGAAGCTGCAATTAAAACCGCCAAAGAAGTGCGAGCAAAAGTGAATAACACCCTACCAATCAACCCAGGGTACGTGCTATCCATTCTGAAGACACAACGAAAAAAGCGGGCCAAAGAAGATGGCGAAGACGCCTGGTGGAAAACCCATGCCGGAATAGACCTAAAGGGGCGCGAATTGCACATGCAACCAAGACCCTCAGAAAGCTATGACGCATTCAAGATAAGGCTATTTTCTGAGCTCAATAAACGCAAAGGGGTAGACCGCTTGGCAGCGCAGGAGGAGAGCAATGCATAACCACAGCCAAAACAAAGCGAACCCGAGTAGCCAAAGTCAGGTGTACCAACCCCAAGGCATCATCGATCGATTGGACATGGAAGACATACCAATTGGATCGATTGTGCGAACCCCCAGCGGGCGCGTAGGCAGGGTAGTCAAACACCGTGGGGCACAGAGCCGGCATGACCTCTTTCAGAGGGTCATCATCGAGTTTGAGGAGCCCTATGGCGACTCAGTAGCATTGCAGCCGCACTTGCTAACCCTGATACAGAAACCGTAAGCCGTGCCAAGCAATAATCAAACTAAATCAAATCCGACCAAGCCAAAGGTACAAGGCAAAGCAAAGGCCAATACTGCACCATCAGGGCAGGGAGGACCTAGGATAGGGGCGGGTCGGAAAGTAGGTAGCCTGAGTAAGCGAACGCGGGATATAGCCGAACAAGCGGCAAGCAGGGGCATTACACCCCTAGAGGTCATGCTAAAGACCATGCATGACTTACTGGAGGAATCAAATAAATGCCTAGGCCATGATCATGATGGAATAGACCCCAGCAATACCCATCATGATGCTGAAGCACTTGAAAGCCGTGTAAAGCTACTCAATATGGCTGCAACCATAGCCAAGCATGCGGCCCCCTACATACACCCCCGGCTGTCGGCAATTGAGCACACGGGCAAAGATGGGGCGCCATTGCAAAGTGGCGTATTGGTAGTGCCAAGTACGATGAGTATGGACGAGTGGGAGCAGGCCGCTAATACCAAGACCTAGCCCTATGAAAACCATCTGGGCGCCATTACCAGGGAGTCAAACCCTATTTTTAACTTGCCCCGTGTATGAGGTCTTGCTCGAGGGCACTCGGGGCGGCGGAAAGACCGACACCTTACTCATGAGTTATGCCCAGTACGTAGGCAAGGGGTTTGGTGACCACTGGCGGGGTACGCTCTTTCGCCTAACCTATCCACAGCTAGCCGATGTGGTGGCCAAGAGTAAGCGCTGGTTCTATCAGATCTTTCCAGGAGCCAAGTTCAATGAATCAGACTATGTGTGGAAATGGCCTACTGGAGAGATGCTGTACTTTCGGTATGGAGCAAACGAGGACGACTACTGGAATTACCACGGACACGAGTATCCCTGGATAGGTTTTGAAGAATTAACAAATTGGCGAAATCTATCATTTTATGAGGCCATGCTCTCAACTTGCCGTTCATCCCACCCGGGTATGCCGCGCATGGTTCGCGCTACATGCAACCCATTTGGAGTTGGACATAGCGCAGTGAAGGAGCGCTTTCAGATTGGAACAACACCCGCAGGAAAAATCATTCGATTAGAGGGCGCTCTACCGAGGGTACGTATTCATTCAACGATTTATGAGAACACCCATTTACTAAATAACGATCCAAGCTACCTCAAAAGCTTGGAGTCACTAAGCGACCCAAACAGAAGAAGAGCATGGCTGGAAGGTGACTGGGATATTCACGTGGGCAGCTTCTTGGAAGGGGTATGGCAGCCCTCGAAACACGTTATAGAACCTTTCGATATACCACCTACCTGGAAGATCTGGCGATCAATGGACTGGGGTTATGCCAGACCCTATGCCATTTATTGGTTTGCACTATCCAATGACGGAATTTACTACGTGTGGCGCGAACTCTATGGCCGAGGCGATAAAGACAACGTAGGTACACGCGAAGATGCAACCGTAGTCGCCGACAAAATTAAAAAGATTGAAATCCACGATCAACGCCTCGGTTATGAATACCGCCTGAACTTAGCTGATCCATCTATCTTTTCAAAGATAGGAGCAGAGCGCTCCATCG